TGTTTTTGTGCCAAGTCGGCGTGGACATAGTACTTGGTGTCTTCTTTGGCCTTGAAGTTTTCATCAAACCTTCGGAAGGAGTCGAGGGGGTTTCGGATAGTCATTGCGGACTGAACCTTTTCTTGCTGCTTAAAAAATGCGTCAGAGGCAAAGGTAGGGACACAGGCAAATCGCATCATCGCGTCTCCAATGTCTGTATAGAATGCTAGTTTAAAGTCATCAATACTTCTTGTTGGGTTGACTTCCCAGGTAGGTCTTTTTAATGAAAAAACTCCTGGGTATTTGTATGAAACTATTTGATCCTCATCCCAGGTTATCTCTAGGGTGTTGCTACTAGAGCTTTCTGGCAAATCTGGGTTCATAACGTACTTGTGGGTGCGCTGTATTACCTCTTTTTCCATAATAGAATCATCGTACTTAGTTGAAATGAAGTCTCCTGGGTAGCGGGGAAAGGACAACAGGACAACCTTTCCAAGATCTGGGAAACGAGAGTCAACACTGCCTCGGAAGGCCTTGTAAATATTGTCTGCGGTTTTTCCCTGGTCATTCCCAGTGTTAACCTCATTAGCAAAGCCAGAAATCTCATCAAGAATTGCCACCATCAAGTTCAGGCCCTCGTGAGACTCCCTCTCTGAATGCCCAGAATAAACAGTAATAGAGTGGTCAAATTCAATAGAGTCCATTTTAGAATAATATTTACCAGCAAACCAGGGAGACTTTTCAATCTTAGTCTTGAACCCTTTAAAGAAAACGTTCTTTGCTTGCTGAGCGTTAATGGCAATGTTGATAATATCAATAGCGTCCCCAGAGGGCTTTCCATAATACCTAGCAGGATCTTTAAGACATAATAGCTTGTAAACTATGTAGGAAACCGCAACGGTAGACGTAAAGTCTTTTCCGCTGCCTTTTCCTAGCTGCAAAATGATTTCATTCTTAGTAAACTTTTTGTAATACCGATTACCCTCTTCAAACCCCATAAGCTTTTGAAGATCTTCTTGCTTGTATATTTGGCTCATGGCCTCTACGATGTCGTATTGAATTTCTGACAATGGTGGCTGGCCAAGATATTCTTCGCCTTCAACAAAGGTTTTTGCATCTACAGGCTTTTCTGCAAAGTGGCTGTCCTCTAGAGCTTCAAGGAAATCATCAAACATCGTGAACAATCGTTACGGTCTCGTTGAGTTTTCTAGAAGCCTCTGATAGCCTTTTCATAATCTTGTCTCTAATCTCTGGGTGTTCTGCAGCTACGTCTTTAAGAATGCCCATAAGGATTTCCTGACGCCTTTCGATCTCAAGCATCTCTTCTGCCAGCTCCTTGTTTTCTAACAGGCCAGCTTTTTGCAACATCTCAATGCGCTTGGACTCAATATCCATTACGAGCTTAATGGCACCAGATTTTGACCGAAGGTCTCCGTTGGTGTCTGCGTCATCCATAACCTCGTAAGACTTAGAGATAAGCCTTCCGTAATGCTCGTCTGCCGCCGCCAATGCCTCTTTTGCTCTTGCCCTGATGGCAGAGTTGTCTGAAGCCATTGATTGCCACTCTTTGATCATGGCTGTGACCTTAGTTCTAGGCAGAGCCAATTGCTTAGAAATTTTTGTTGGGTCGCTACCCTTCAGGTATTCGCCAACAACCTTGTTTACTGTATCAAGATGCTGTATTAGCTGTTGCTCGTCTTGCACGCTTCCTCCTCTTGGGAATTCTTTTAATTCTTTCTAGCTTGAATGCCCGCAGACATCCCGAACGCATTTTGTCAACCTCGTAGCAGTCTACCCACTGTGCTCCGGTCTTTGTGTTTGTAACTAAAGAATCAAACTTAAACCTCATACCCCACTCATCCTTTACCTTAATGATGTCGCCCTTCTCAACAAGGAATCCATCTACAGTAATTTCTGGGAAGTGAAAAAGATTAGTAGGCTTTGCTTCTGACTTATTACGGCTACGCAATATTACTCCTTAGCATGTGGTTTGGTTTCGTTAAGTGAATTGCTTGATACTCTATTATACATGCTCTCGGTGTGGAAGTCAATAAGATTATCTACCCCCGTATAAGACAGGGCACTACTTAATCCATTTCTAAGATCATTAATAATATGAACAATGCTTCCAACGAAAGGAACCGTAGTCGAGATACCCTCTACCCCAGATACAACCCCCCTACCAGCTTCCTGTGCCTCCTTAGATGCCATTCCACGAAAGACCTTGTGTCCGTCGTCAACATACTCACCAGGGGACTCTTCTGTGCCAGCAAGCATTCTTCCGACCATAACAGCGTTGGCCCCAGCAGCAAGAGCCTTGGCGGCGTCACCAGAGTTTCTAATTCCACCATCAGCGATTAAGCTTGGACCATCTCCATTTAAGAATTTCTCCCGAATATTCATTACTGAAGCTAGCGTTGGTACTCCGTGGGCACTGACTACTCTCGTGGTGCAAGCAGATCCACCACCAATGCCAACCCGGACAGAGTCTGCTCCAGCATCTCCAAGTCTAGCAAATCCATCCCAGGTAGCCACGTTGCCAGCCATAATGTGTATGTTATTTCCTAGTGCTTTGCGAAGCCTTACAACTGCATTGATTGCATTTTGATTGTGGCCATTGGCAACATCTATTAAAATAAGGTTTGCTCCTGCGTGAACAAGCTTCTCTGCCTCTTCAAGGGACGATCCACGAGCACCAACTGAGCCCCCAATGTTTCTAGAGCTTGGCTGATCCCTAGACATCCTAACCATAGAAACTTGCTCGTCAATAGGCATATACCTATGAAGAATTCCCATGCCGCCATAATAGTCCATAGCCTCTACCATCTGCCACTCACAAACGGTGTCCATTGGTGCTGCAATAATCGGCAAGCTTAACTCTAAACCATTACCAAGATTGGTGGCAAGAGAAACATCCTTTCTGCTTTCTATCTCAGAATGCTGGGGTACCAGCAAGATGTCGTCAAATGATAAATGTTCCTTGTTGCTATACTCTTTCATCTCTCTCCTTAGCAATTAAAAGTAATACTAAATACCCAATGAGGTCAAAGATTGTATCATCACCGGGGTATTCGTGACCTCTCTGTACCCTGGAAAGCTTGTCATCAATACGGACGTAGAGCTGCTCAATGTTATCGTTCTTTGAAAACATTCTTACTGGCTCTAGGGCAGAGTCTCCATACGCCCTGTTCTTTTCTATTAGCATCTTTTGGATGCCAGACATTACCCGCTCTATGCTCTCTTCTGTCTCTTTACTCAACGTTTAGACTTCCTTAGTTTAAATTTAGATAGGTATACGTAGATTGTTTCTACGCTTACACCGCACTCTTTTGCGATTTCTTGTGGAGTCTTTCTTTCCAACTGAAATCTTTTACGAAGCCAAGCTTCATTAGTATACAGTTTACCAGCCATTCCGTGTCCTTGTCAACTTAGTTTTGACCAGTTGCTTATTGCATAGTGGCCAATGCCGACAGCATCTGATACATCATTATCGCTAATAGTTTTATCATAAATGGTATTTACAAACCTTATTGTTCTTTGCTTTCTAAACTCTCTCTCGCGTGTCTTGTACCAAGAGTCACTCTTGCCAGGGGTTTCAGACCTAAGGACTTGTTTTTCTGGGGTGGTTAGTCTTCCATTTCCTATGAAGGTTTGCCATGCGATTGGGTTAATTGATTTAATAATCTTTACCCCCGACATAGACATAGCCCCCAGCATGGCACCTTGGACTAAGGCAAGATCTGCGGCGGTCTTTGGCGAGTTGATAAAAACAGTATGCTCAATAACCACAGCTTCCGGTGCCCCGTATAAATCAAAAAATGCTTTTGTTTTCTTTGAAGCGTCTGAAACTTTCTGGTATGTTGTTGCACCCTTAAAGGTAATCTTTCCAAAAGACTTCAGGTCGTCCCCTTCAAACATTGCAAAAGCCAAGCTGTTGGTACTGGCATCAATAGAGCATATTCTGTTAGGCCTATTCGTCAGTGAGCTGAGTTTTACCATCAACAATTCCCTTAATTTCTTTTAAGGCTTTTTTAACTTCCGGCGGATTAATTAAACAAGTTTGACAAATTGGTTCGTCATTATAAACAGACAGAGGCAAGCTACAAAATTTGCAATTACGCTTTTTATTAAACATCTTATTACGACGATTAATTACATACCTTTGCGTAATTTTTTCTTTTGTTGCTTCTTGCCTGCATTCTGAAGAACAATAAATTTGATAGTTTACCTTTGCTTCAAAGGGTTCACCGCACCACTGACAGCTTTTCATCTAAGGGCTCCATAGCATTGATCGTAATGTCTCCCCCGCCAGCATCCGCACAGACCTTTGCCAAAGGGCAAGACTTGCAGATTTTAGAATTTGAACGGTAGTTCTTTTTAGGCAAGAGCTTATCCTCCCAAGCCTTACGAACTTCTCTCATCCATTCAAACGTCTGGTCTATCCACTTAATGTAATAGTCGTTTACTACAACAGGGATAGCTAATATTTCATGGTTGTTTTTATTTTCATAAATCAAAACGCCCTTGGACTTCTTGAGAATTTTCATATAAATAAGAAGCTGGATCAGGTGTCCATTCTTGGCCTTGCCACTTCTTTTCCGATACTCAAAGCCCTCCTGCATAGCTGTCTTGATCTCACCAAGCAGCTCTTCGCCTTCCCAGTCCAGAATTACATCTCCGTATCCGAAGATAGGTGGGTCGTTGTAAACA